CAATCTTGGTTCCTTTCCGCCCAGAGGGCGCAATGGATTCCCTCGCCCTCTGGGAGAGGGATAGGGAGAAGGCTAGTTCAATTCCTGCGTAATCATCATCCCGCGTCGCGTTGCCATTGCTTCCAATATTGCTGTGTTTTCCGTAAGCGCTTTTTCGAACATGTGCGCCCCGGCAAAACCTTTTTGATAAATCTTCCAACGGATCAGATAATTGACCCGCTCCAGCTCTTTTGGGTCGGTGATGCCGAGTTTGACCCTGATCCAGTCGAGCAGGGCGTCATGCGGCACCCCTTTCCCTGGGCGGCGCCCCTTTTCTATTACCTCGGCGTATTTATTGGCGGTCATTACGAGACCCTTGACCAGCGCCGTGCCCTTGTTGAACACCTCACCGATGATCGATCCGAGCAGACCGCCCTGCGCTCCGGACACCCCTTGTGGCGTCCGTTTTTTTACCTCGGCGGTGAGAAACATCGTCGCCTCGTCAACCAGCCCGTCCAGGTTGCGCTGGATAACTGCCCCGGCTTGGCCCTGAAGGAGGGCGCCGGTGGTATTTATCGAGAGGCGCGCGTTCACCAGTGTGTCAACCGCGTCCGTCTCCGTTTCGGAGGCCGTGCGGTCACCATGGCGGCCGGTGTGGTGTCGCTGTCCTTCAGCCCCAGGTGATTGTTGTACTGTTTGGCATAAACATCAGCCAAACGGCGGTATTCGTCGGTTTTGCTTTTGTAATCCACTACGTCCGCCTGGATGGTCGGGTCCGTGCTCTGGCCGAATACCGCTGCAAGTTGCAACAGACAATAGGACGCCGCCAGAGCGGCAATCGCGTTGATATCGCCAGCCGGGATGGACTCCTCATCATGATAGATGGTGTAGCCCACCCGGACAGTTTCCAGGGCGGTCAGAGCGGCATGCAGAATGCGCAGCTTTTCGCCGTCCGGTGAGCGGTAGATCTGCCACAGATCACGATCGAGCATATTCGCCGGCACAATGCCAACCGGATATTCCGCCGTGACAATTGCCGAAAAATCAGGAACCCATCCGCCGGGCAGATCCAGATCGTGCGTGCCGTTGCCCGGAAGATCCTCGGCGATCACCCTGGGGCGGTGGCCGGAATAACGCATATAGGCAGCAAACAGCGCGTTGTCGTAATCGGTGGCTTCAAGCCTGGCGCTGGTGTCTTTCACCAGCGCCGTTGTCAAATCGTGCAAATCCATTACAGTTCCCTATAATCGTTTGAGCAGCAGCATGAGCGTAATATCGGACCAGGTTGGCGTATCGGTCCCACCGATGACCAGGTCCATGGTAACTGCGGATTCGTCAACGATTATAGGTGAAGCGGCCAGTGTCGCCTGTTTCACCGTACCGGCAGTTATGGCGCCGCTGGTGGAATACAGCCCGAGTACTCCACTTAAAGCCCGTACTTTCAGGGTAGGGTTCGTACCGCTGGAGGCCCTGGCGTTGACGGTTGCATTGACCACCCGGAAACGATACGGGGCGGTGAATTTTATAATGCCGGTTTTGGACGTCGTGTAATCACCCATGATCGGGATCACCATCGGCGTGTAGCCGGGTGAGGCGGGAGACGGGTTGGTAGTGGCGGCAAACACCACGGTTGTTATCATTATAAGGGCCAGAGACAAAATGCTCAAAAACAGTTTTTTCATCGGTTTTCTCCTTTTTTTTGGTTGATGTAGGGGCATCCCCTTGTGGGTGCCCGCCTTTGTGTGGCAATTTCATCAAGGGCGACCGCAAGGGTACGCCCCTACAATTAAAACTTCCTCTACCCCGCCACGACACTCCCATCCAACCCGCGGTAATCCATGACGCCGCCGCCGTATACGTGGCGGATTTTGTAGGTCAGGATGTCGTTGGAGAACATCGACCCCACGTTGGGGAGATCCTGGACGAAGAACTCCGGTTCCTGTTTATTGTCGAGGAAACCAATTTCGATCAGGGGGACATCGCCCTTGTCGGCGGCCAGATACCAGTTAGTGGCGTCGGTCCAGTGGAGCACTGTAATAATCTCCCAGGTCTGGCGGCGAATGGCGTCGGCAGCGGTAGGGGTGAAGTTGCCGGCATTGGGCTGCACGGTCAGCGCATAGGCCGTATCTTCAAGGTCTGCAGGTACCATGATGATTTTGGGGACTATGGCCAAACGTTTGCCGCTGGAAAGCTGCGCCCGTTTCATCATGGCCAGCCGCCGAGCCTTCAGGGACGTGGCATCCAGCGCTGCAGATCCCAGGTTGCCATGCGCCACGGAAAACAGGTTGTCGGCGTCGTAAATGACCGGGTTGGCGTCGATGAAACCGAAAACGAATTCGTACAAGGTCCAGGCAGAGGAGCGGCCAAGAGCCCTCGGCACCTGACGAATGATGCCGACATCATCGTTTTTGATTGTTTCCAGGCTGATGTCCTCTGTGCCGCCGCGCTTGGCCGGCGCATAGGTAGCCTCTTCATCGCCCGGCGTGGTGAGCGGTTCGTATTCTCCGCGCTCCAAAACTATCGGCAAATTGCCATAACCGCCCATGCGCGGACGATGCTGGGTACGGAAATCGCCCAGCGGGACGATGTCGCAAATCTTTTTCCAGTCGTCCAGACCGACCAGCTTGTATTCGGCCAGAGCCCGGCGGGTGATGGAATCGCCCAGGAACTCGGCAAATGTTGTGCTGTCAACGGATGCCTGGAGGCGTACAGCATCCCGTATCCGTCCGGTAACCAGCATGTCGCCGGTTATATCCTGGTAGCAGGCTTTGAAGCTGGCAACGTTGCCGGCGAAAAAATCATCGAGCATGGCCGCGTGCTTGTCCCGCTGATCGACGGTTACCGACGCGCGGAGCTGTCCCGCCTCGATCACCAGACCTGTGCCGACGATAGAAGCATCGAGCAGTTGTTTGGTGCTTTTGATGGTTGTGTCCAACTCGGCAGCGGCGAAGATTTTGCCCACATACATGCCCCGAATATGGTCCTGTGCCGGTTTGGGCAGGCCGCTATCGCTCAGGGCTAATCCCAGGCGCATTTCACATGCGAGTACCTGGGTTTCCTGGTTGATGTTCGTCCCCGGTTGGGCAGCGGCGACGAGCTGCTGTAGCTGGGTCGTGATCGCGGCGACCAGATGGGTGTTGCCGGCGTCTCCTCCGGCGTTGGTGACCGTGGCTGCCGCGATCCGGGTGATCGCCTCATCCTCGGTCATGGTTTTTGCCTCGATACCGGCGGTGATCTGGGTATGGAGCGCAGGGTTGGTGGTCAAAATGGCCGCTAACAGCTTCTTGATCATTACATCCTCCTCTCGGCCTGCCTGTACGGCTGCGGCCATTTGTAAAAATTCCCCTTTTGACGCGGGGTCATATACTACGTCCACCGTTACGCCGTGAATTTCCAGCGGGCTCAAAACTTTCTTGCCGTTCATCATTATCACTGCCGCTTTGGCATCCACATCCACGCTCAGACCGTAGGGATCTGCTACACCCATCTCCCGCGCGGCTTTCAAATTATCGCGCAGGCCATAACCGGTCGGGAGAAACGCCACCTGACCATAGAGTCCGTCGTTCCGGATCTCCGGTTTAGTGATCATGCCGACGATATCAACCGGCGGCTTGCCGAACTTGGCGGCATCCTGATGCTGGCCGGAGCGGAGCGCGAACAGATGCGCGCCGTCGAACTTGGCCACCGCCGCCTGGATCTTGTCCTTGGTGAAGAACAGCCGGCCATCCTTGGAGAGACCAAACTCCATGATCCGGACGTTCCAAAGATTGCCGGTCATGTCGCCTTCGACTGCGGTCAGAAACTGGCACGAGGCTGTGATCGGGGTGTACTCGATCTGTTTTTCGACCGCCACCGCGTCACCCAGCGTCACGACACCGTCAACGATCGAGTAGGAACGCTGGTAGCATTTCTCGACACCATCGGCGCCGCGCGATTCGTAGACCACCTGGTCGGTGAAAATATCCACGACGTAACAGGAAAACTCCTTGCCTTCCTTTGCGCAGATCGCATTGCAGACCATTTCGCGGATCTCGCTGAAACTCATCATTCCCTTGGTTTTACTAGTCATGCCGCAACTCCTTTTTCAACTTTCATCTCTCAACTCTCATCCCTCAACTCTCATCCGTTTTTAGATCTCTATGGTATGCTTCCGGCCATCGGCGGCGACGATGGTTACCTGATCATCGGTGACCAGATAGGAAAGCACATCCTCGGGGGTAAGCGGCCTGGTGAACGATTTGCCGGTAAGCTTCGGGCGACCGTTGACGATTTTCTTTTCCTGTTTCGAACCACGGAACTCCAGCCCCTCCAGCCATGCGGGGTCAAGGGGCGCTTTTTCAGGTTCGCCGGACTCGACAATTGTCGATAACGTCGCGGCATTGACCTGCTTAAACATCTCGTTTTGAGCATCAGTAATCAGCTCCCGCACCCGATCTTCGGTTATAAACTCCTGGGAAAGTACTTCAACCGACCCCAGTCCCATGATCTTCTCGGCGACGAATTTGCGCATATCCTCTGTCGCCTCAACTATCATTTTTTTTACCTGCTCAATGTTTACTGATTTCTCTGCCATGTCGTTTCTCCTTTTTATGGTTTACTTCAACCTTCAACCTTCAACCTTGCTTGTACGCCCCTCTCGGTTTGTTCGCCGCCGTCTGCTTTGCATCGAAATCCGCCGCGAACGCTTTAGCATCGCCCCACGCTGTCATGTACGGAATATGGGTGCAGCCGCAGCGGATCACCTCGCCGATCGGCGCGTTCGGATCGCGCGGGTATTGCATGCCGTAGCCGCTCTTCGTCTCGTAAAACGGCTCGTCGATCTTCCGGACCGCCCCATGCAGCCCCAGGTGATGGAGGCGTGGCTGCATTGGATGTCCGGCGTGCAGCCACATCTTTCCCAGTTCCGGCAGAACATCGACGGCGCTCTCCATGCTTTTTTGGGTCGCAAGCGAAAACGCCCGGCCTGTTTCGACGCCGGTGATAACCCACGCCCGCTCGGCGGCCGACTTGAAATACGGGTTGCCCCATTGATCCTTCGGGATCGGCACGTTTGCAATCTGGCCGGCCAGCGCGGCCGCAACCTCGGCAGGAGTTTTCTGGCCCAGTATCCCCAGGGCCAACTCACCGCGGATCTTGTCGTACAGATCCCCGGTCACGCTCTTGATCTTGCCGAAAGTAAAATCTTTCAGCGCGTCCAGGGTGTGAGTGGAGATGTGGTTGAACGACGTTGCCATATCGGCAGTCTGCTGCACTGCCGGCAACAGCTCTACACCCTCGGCCCAGGTGGCGTTCAGCCGTCCGCCGATCTCACGGGTTGCCGACGATTCAAAATCGGAGAGATGTTTTTCCACTCCGGAGAGCACCTGTTTCATTCGGTACGAGCTGAAGGAATCTCCCGGCGCCGAAATCAGCTCCGCCAGGATCTGTTTCCGTACATCGCGCAGCAATTCGATCACCGCTTCCTGTCCGGACAGAATCTCCGCATCGCGTCGCTTGATAATATTTTTGATTGTGGAGGTAACGGCTAGTGACACAAATCCCTCTCTCGCGGTTTATAACACCTGTTATGGCCCCGAACCGGTCTCGCTGCCGGGGGTTGTAACGCCCTGGGGGTCGTTCGGGCTTCCTGTGGCATTTTTGACGCTCCCGGACGCCTTATCCCCCTGGGCATAATCCTCGTACCCCGCCTCGGGGATATCCTGCTTTTCCGGATCGTATTCAAACCCGACAAACGAGCACGCAAACGCAAACATCTTCCGGGCGGTTGCGTTATCCATCCATTTGTTGTTTTGGGCCGCTGTCAGCGACAATGCCAGCGACTGCACCGCCGTTGCCAGTTTAGCCACATCTTTGCTGTTGATCTCCGGAGTCTGGAGCTGATAAACCGCCTCTTCAGCCGGTATCCGCAGATACCGTGCCTCCAGGGCGCTCCGGATCACAAAATCGAGGATCTTCTTCAGAATCATCTTGACGGTCTTCTGACGCCTGCTGATCATCTTCAGCGCAGGCAGATCCATCTCGGCCGCCGTGGCGCGGTTGACATCTCCGCCGCCTCCGGCCCAATGTTCGGGGATCCCGAACGGTCCGAAAATATGGTTGCGCAGCAGGCGGGCGCCGATATTGGCGTCGACAGCGTTCTGCTGCGGTGATACTGCCTCGCTCTTGACTTTGTCGTTATGGACGAACGCGCCTCCCGACTTGGGCGGACGGAACTTGTCCGACTCTTTCTGCAGCTCTTCGTGATCCATCCCCTCGACGGTGACGTCCCAGTAGAACGGGTTGAACTGAGCGAACTTCTCCATTGTGTCCGCCATGAACTGCTCGTAGCCGTCTAGGTGATCGGCCACCACAAACAGGTCTGAGCAACCGCGCGGCTCATTGGTGAGTGTGTTGATCTTCTCGTAAAAGCAGAGTCCGTCAGAAAATTGATCCCGCAGCGCCTGCCCCTTCGGGGAGAGGATCTCGATCTCTTCATTACCCAGGACGATGGCCAGCTTGCGGCGCGGCTCGTTGTCCATCGATTTCAGCGTCACGCCGATCTGTATCTTGACGTTGTGCGGATCGCACTGAACGGACTCGATATCGGCCGGGTCGATGTAACCGAGCCGTACCTTGCCTGTGTTTTTCAGCACGTAGACCGGCAGGCAGATCTCGCCGAATACGCCCAGTTCAGTCACATGCTTCTCGAAGAACAGATCCAGCTGGTTGGCGCCATCCTTCCAAAAGTCTTTCAAAAGATTTTTGACGACATCGTTATCCGAGGTGAACGGCATGCCGTCTGCAACGACGAACGCCACGATGATCTCGATAATGAACTTGCCCAGGGGATTGGTTTTCCAGAGCCAGTACCCGATCTCGAACATCCGCTCTTGTGTTGTCACCGGCAGCTCGCGGGTCGGGTTGCCGGTCAGCTTGCGCCACCCCACCTCCTCGAATGAGAGGGCGGAGGCGGTGATGCGCGCCTGCACCTCGGCCTCGACCAGGGCGGGGAGCTGCTCGCGGATCGCCGAGGCATTGATGCTGACCTCATCGTCGATGAGGCGGCGGATAAAGCCGATATTTTTCACGCGATCGCGAATACTCATGCACGTCTCCCAAATAAGCGGCTCATGCCGCCGAACAAGCGGCCTTTACGGTCTGTGTGATAATCATCGGCCTTGGCTTCAATCGGAGTTGCCGCCGCTTTGCAAAAGCCGCCCTGCAATGATCTGATCGCCATTTCCGAAGCGTCAGGTCCATCATCGTGGACCGTTTTGTTTCTGATGTAGACGAACTGCTCGACCAGAATCTTCTGATCCGATTGCCGCTTCTCGAACTGCATTTTCTGATGTTCCCAAAGATACTCGCAGGTGCCGATGATTCTGCCGTCGACCTTGTTGGTATGATGATGTATCGGCGCCCATGGGAGATAGTAGCCGACCTGTTTGGCATAGTTCTGAATTGCCTCGTGGAGGAAATCCTTGAGCATGTTCTCTTCGATCGGCACCGAGCCCGGATATTGTTCGTTCTGGGCGTAGGCAGCGGCAAACATCTCGCTGATCGGTCGGCGTTTGATCCAGGCATGCATGCAGAAATAAATCATCGCCTGCGGATCGAGCGCCCAGGTCACTACCGCCCGGAAATCACTCCCGGAGGTGGCGGTTGCCGACGGATCGACAGCAGTGGCAAATATCAAATTGCGCACAATAACTTCGATGCGTTCGTAATACGTGGCAGTATCTTCCGGAAAGGGCGAATCCTCGTCAGCGGTCTTGTTACGGTATTCCTTGTTAAATGCGCGGGTACCGACCAGGCGCTTGCGGCGCATGAGCTTGTCCCAGGGCCAGCGGGCGGGCCAGAGAGTGATATGGGCATCTTCGTCAACGATCGCATCGTAGACTTTGGAGTTGTAGAGTTTCTCGCCGGTTTCCTCATCCTCACGGGCAATCAATTGGGAGATGGCGCTCTTGGCGTCGAACAGGTTGCCGACCATCGTGGCCGCGCAATCCCCCTCCATGCAGGGCAGCACCTCATCTGTGATAAATTCGATGATGGCCTTTGTCATGGTCGGACTCTTAACGCTGGCGTTGCTTTCCATGTCGTCCAGACCGATATCGTCAGGGCGGTAGGGGCCGAACTTCCTGCCGCGCCACTTGTCACCGCGTCCCAGCCCTTCCACCATGGTGCCGCCCTTGGTGACGAATTGATCGTCTGACCAGGTACGGGTTTTCCCGACGATGTCAGGGAAGTCGTGGCGGAGCCGGGGGTTGTCTTCCAATTCGATCTTGATGGAAACGCTAAAACGCTGGCCCTGCTCGTGCGTATCGGAGCCGAGCATGATGTATTTGGCAAGTTGGTAGGCAATCGTATGGACACGCTTGCCGAAGGTGACAACAGTCGTTTTTGCGTGATCGCGGGGCGCACCGATAATGTTGAATCCGGGCGTATCGGCAATCTCGCACCATTCGTGGTGACAGGGCGCCTCCTCGATCGGAAAGTAATGTGGCAGATACGTCCGCATGAATTCGATCTTGTTGCCGCGGCACCGCTCGATACGCGCCTTTTTCTTGGCCGGAGTATCGTTCTCGAACGGCGAGACACTCTCGGCAATCTGCTTGCGGAGCGCGGCGACGTAATCGTCGTATTGCAGTTCTGAAAGATTTTGGCGCTTACGCATTACCATTGAGCAACTCCGCTTTAAACTGCATGGTCATGGCATCGAAATCAGCCGCCAATGTCTTCAGCCCTTCCGGGTCATTTTCCCGCAACCAGGACACCATCCACTGCACGTTTTCGAGGAATACCTTCCCCTTGTCATAGCCGCTGCCGGTGGCTTCGATGGTTTTGAACTTGACCACCAGGGCGCCCAGCTTGGAGAGGTTATCCAGGGTGCCGCCTTCCACCGCTCCGGCCATCCGCTCCTCGGCGTAGGTCAGCTCGCGTTCCAGCAGCGATTCCATACGGAGTCCAAAGGTACTTTTGCGCTCACGGGCCTTATCCCATTCATCCAGGTCATCAGCCGGTCGCTTTGTCCGCGCCTTCCAGTCGGTCAGCGTATTGCGCGAAACATCCAGCGTCTCGGCGATCGCTGTCAGGCTCTGCCCCTCGACATACATCTGGCGGGCCACCGGCTCCAGTTGCGCTCGCGCTCCCTTCTCAGCCATTGGTGGCATCCTCCAGAACCGGTTCTTGTAGCAGACCAAACAATTCCAAAAATTGAGCTAATGCGGGATCACCGGCTGCGGCCTCTCGCATGATTGCCACTACTGAAACACATTTTTCTGTGTATTCAGGCCCGGTCATCGCAGTTCCTTTTCCAACCTGGCAATCTCTCCCAGGACAATGTGCAGATCGCACCAGGCGGCCTTCAGTTCATCCCACTGTTCATCCAGGAGCGGGATCTCCAGATCGGCCGGAGGTGTCAGAGCGGTGTTTAAACCCCAATGCATATGCCGCGCGAAGCCTTCGATCTTGAGTTTGAGTTTGTCGCGTTTCTGTTCGGCTTCGGCCAGTTTTCCGCGCATGGCGGCTCGTTCTATGCTCATCCCCGTGGCCCCGCTGCCCGTACAGTCGGGCAAAATTGGTTGCTATCAACTTTTTCAACCAGTCGCGTCAGAATTTGAGTGTTGAGTGTGATGATGCCAGCCAGATCCCCGTCCAATTTTTCCCACTGTTTTGTGGCGTGTTCGTAATTTTTACAAAGGTCGACATTGTTTTCGTAGAGCTTTTTGATGCCAGAAACGTCGTCTTTGTATTGCTCCAGGATCTGGGCGATATGATCTTTGTATTCTTCGCGCTGGGCAGAAAACCGTTTGGCGTCGAAATGCCAGATCACAAAGATCAGACCGGGCAGGCCGAGAACATTTACGACAAGAGTGGCGAAAGGAATTGAAATGGCGTCCA